GTCTAACACTGCGCAGGACGCCCTGCCGATTTCCCTGGGCGCTTCCAAGAGCATTCCGCTGCAGGCCGGGGCCAAGCTGGCGGTGATGGCATACCAGGGCGACACAAACCCGGTCAACATTACCCCCGGCGAGGGATACGAAACGTCAATCTCCCTGACATGGGACGGTCCGCTGACCTAGTCCCTAAGCGTAGAGGCGGTCATATGAGAGACGAGCCAGGGCACGTCGCAATCCCTGTTCGGGAGCTTTACGACGCCATTCAAGGCCTCAAGGAGGAACTGCAGGGAATTCGGTGGGATCTCCGCGAGATCGCCACCACCCTGCCCAGTCACAAGGAGATGCTAACCGACCATGAAGACCGCCTGCGGACCGTGGAGAAGCGGCTGCTGATTTTTGCTGCCTGCGCGGCTGCGGCCGGTGGAGGCATCGGTCAGATCATCAGCCTGTTCATGGGGGTGTAAATGCTCACCTGGATGGTAGAGGTTTTGAGGGCCGCCGGGGTTCCTGTCGTAGAGCACCCCGGCTGGCAGTCCAGATCGGCCCCAGGTTCTTTCTCCCCTCGGGCGGTGATGTGGCACCACGACGCCTCGGCGGCCGGGCCGTCCCCGGGCATGCCCCGGATGATCGCGGAGCAGGGCAACGCCGCGACACCACCTCCGCTGGCGCACGCCTGGGTGGCCACGGATGGGACCTGGCACCTGACTGCAGCGGGGCGCGCCAATCATGCCGGCACAGGCTCGGGCTGGGGTGTGATCCCCAAGAACGCCGGAAACACCTACGCGATTGGGATCGAGACCGATCACACCACGGGTGAGGCGTGGCCAGCGGCCCAGTTGGACTCCCTGCGCCGGGGCACGGCGGCGCTACTAAAGCGCCTCGGTGCTAGCCCCTCAAATGCCCTCTGCGGACATCGGGAGTACGCCCCGGGGAGAAAGGTCGACCCCGACGGGCTGGACATGAACGCCGAGCGGCGCATTGTCGCCGAGATCATGGAAGGAGCTGACATGAACCTGCAGGACGTGCAGGAGAGATGCTACCGGGCTGTTCTGGACGCCATCAACGAGATGAACTACCGGCGCGGCGACGTGCAGTCCGAGGCGCGGGACAGCCTCGTTCGGATGGTGGCTGACGGCCTTGCAGCCGGCGCCGTCCCGAAGGTGGAGATTGATTACGACCTGCTCGCCCAGAAGGTCGCGACCAACATTGTGGAAGCCGTGGCCGGCATGATCCGCGCTGGGCGAGACAGTTGAGAATAAGGAACGGGAGAATGCATGACTGCATGGCTCAAGGATGCTGCCGAGCGCGCTGTCAGGACGTTTGCTCAGGGTATGTTGGCTGTCCTCGGCGGGGACTTCTTCAGCGTCTGGTCTGCCGACTGGCGCCAGGCCGTCGGTGTGGGCCTCGGCGGTGCTGTGCTGAGTGTCCTCAGTTCGCTCGCCTCCCGCAGTGTCGGGGATAAGGATTCCGCGTCCCTGATCTCCTGACACGAAAGCCCCCACGCCCTGTCCAGGGCGTGGGGGCTTTTCTTTGTTATTCAGCCGAACCGGTCCGACAGCTCACAGCCGAGGCAGCGACTGAGTCTGCTCCTCCCAAAAGTCAATCAGCGGTTCGGGTTCGCCGTAGCCCTCTTCCTGCATCGACAAGTGCCCCTCGGTCAGGAGAAGCCGCCACGCCACAGACTCCTCAAGCCCTACAATCCGCATCCCTGCTCGACCCCCTGGGGCAGGGGGGCGTCATAGGGCTTGAGGTCCCAGCAGCTACCCCCTCGGGGTCGAACTCCCTGTATCCCCCTCGTACTCCCTCCCCCGAGGGGGTAGCATTCCAAAGCAAAAAGAAAAGCCCCTCCCGGACTGGGAGGGGCTTTGTTTGTCACTCGTAGTGGGTTACTTCCTTCTGCTTGAAGATGCGTCTCCAGAGTACGAGAGGGATGTAGACGGACACGGCCCAAAAGCCTCCCGTACAGATGGACATGAAGATGTGGAACCCGTGAGCGGTCGGCTTGACTTTACGAGTGACCGCCTTTCGAGGATGTTGCATGCTCTGATCGTACTCCACTCGTCGCTCGTTGCCCTGCTTGGGGCTAATGGGCTCGCCTGTGCACGATGGTGGCCCGCCGCCAGGCTGGGTGCGGGGCTTCGTCCTGTCGTATCAGGTAAGCAGCCGGGCTAGTTCCTGGATCCGCGCCACCAGTCGGTCGATCACTCCCCGGCGGCTGTCGGCCCCGCCTTCGAAGTAGTGACTGTGGGTCGTGCGGAGGGTGGTCTCGCTGTCGGCGCCGAGCAGTACGATCTCCAGCTTCGGGTCAGAGGCGTAGATCTCGGCGTGGTGGCGGTGCTCGGCCTCCGCGTAGGCGGCTGCCGCCTGCGCCTCCTGACCGGCTGGGAACACCTGGATGTCGCGCAACCGCCCAAGTTCGCGGTCATAGAAGAGCAGGAAGTGCTTGATGTCGCTCACGTCAGTGCCTCCGCGCGGTACTCGCTTTCCGGGGTAACCACTCGAACTACTCCAGCGCCGAGGATGATCTTCCAGCACCCATTGCAAGGCTCTCGGGTGACGTAGAGTGTGGCTCCGACTCGGTCCTCCAGGTCCGTGTACAGTAGAGCATTGGCCTCTGCGTGGACTGCTACACAATTGGAGTAGTCAGAGCCTGGAACCACCCCAGATGCTCTACGAGGACAAGTGGCACACCCCGGCATTCCCGCCGGGGCGCCGTTATAGCCTGTGCCTCGAATCCGGTTGTTCTTAACAACTACCGCCCCGACCTTGTCGCGCTCGCAGTCCGAGCGGATCGAGGCGGTAGCTGCCATGTGCAGAAAGTAGGTGTCCCAGTCAGGACGCTGATCGGTCACTTCTTCTCCCGCTCCTCGGCCAACCAGCGCCGATTAAGTTCCTGTAGCTCCTTGATGGCCTGCTCGTCCCGCGCCACCAGATCCTGAAGACGAGCGTCCTGCTCACGCTTGGTCTTCAGCCACTCCGCCATAGCCAGTCAGCGCCTCCGCACGGTGATCGGGTACTTCTCAGGGGTCACGTAGTGCAGTCGGGGATTGCCCTTGGTGTCCTTGCATTCAGGGACGGCAAACCAGACTTCCCCGTCCGCTACTTCGAGAATCGAATGCTTGACGCCGTGCTCACACGGAGAAATCACACGCATGGTCACTGTCCAGCGCTCAACAGGCGCTACGTCGGTATCACTCATATAGCTCTCCAGGCATGAAAAACCCCAGAAGTCTGGGGGTGAGCCCGCCAGACTTCGGGGTCCTACGCTTTGATATCAGCTGTTCTCGGCCTTGCTTTGAGCCGTCTTGAACTTGCCGGGACACTGGAGATGGACAGGGCGGGTCCGCACCCGCCCGTCCTCAACCACTGCTGTGAATGTGAACTCGGTGTCCTCGGAGACCGGATTCTTGCACCGAGGACAGGTCAGCTTCGGGTTTAGCATCGGGCCTCCTCACCATAGACCGGCAGCGCGGATTTCCTCGTCTGCCTGTGCCTGGAGTGCCGTGTCCAACTTTCCGTCCGGGCCCTTCATGTACTCGTGCCCCCAGGATTTACCGGTGACCGTGGGATCGGTGCTGATGTGCACAGGCCCCATGTGCATCGCCATCAGCTCTCCGACCTGCCCGGCCATCTCCTCCGCTGCATCCCGAGGCAGTGAGAGCACAACCTCGTCATGGATGGGCAGACGGATGTGTGGAGTCAGGCCGGCCTCATGGAGGCGGAGAATGCCCCGACAGGTCACGTCCCGGGATGTGGACTGGATGACATAGTTGAGGGCGGAATACCCTCGATCAGGGTCCACGGGAAGCCTCCGGCCAGTGCGAGTAGTGACGTGCCCATACCGGGCAGCCATGGCCGCTAGCTGGTCGGAAAATTGCTTGACCCTGGGGTACCGCTGGTCGAAGGCTTCGACCACTTTCTTGGCGGTCTGAATGTCGAGTCCGGTTTGTTGGGCTACAGTTCGGGCGCCTCCCCCGTATACTCGACCGAAATTCACGGTCTTGGCGTACTTACGCTCCTTGGATTCCTTGGTGACATGCGGACCGAACGCGGCCTGGGCGGTCATGAGGTGGAGGTCCGCGCCCTCCTTGAAGGCCTGGATCATCGTCTCGTCACCGGACAGCGCGGCTAGGACGCGCAGCTCCTGCGCCTCGTAGTCCACCGAGGCGATGACCTCGCCGGGGTCAGCCACAAAACAGCGACGGATAATCCAGTCGCCGGACGGGAGCGTCTGGGCCGGAATGCCCGTGATGCTCATACGCCCTGTCCGGGCCTGGAGAGTGTTGATGCTGGGGTGGCAGCGGTTGTTCTCATCGCGGGTAGACAGGAATGTGTCTACCCACGTGGTCCGCCACTTCCGGGCCTTCTTGGCCTCGTATACCGCCTTGGCGAACTCGTCGCCCTGGCCCATTAGGTCCTTGAGGAGGTTCTTGTCCACCTTCCTTTTGCCGGTGGGAGTTCGCTCGGTGATTCGGATTCCTCGGCTTTCCAAGACGTCTGCGACGGCGTCCGTGGAGTTGACGTTCTCACAGCCGTAGCTAGCCGCGATCGTGGTCCACTTCTCTTCCTCCTCCTGTAGGTGCTGGGAGAGCCGCTGGGTGTAGTCCACGTCCAGCAAGAACCCGGTCCGCTCCATGTAGGAGCAAACCTCCGCCACCTGGTGCTCGTAATCGATGAGCCGGCGGGCCGAGGAGGGAACCATCGGCAGGAGCCGCTCAATCAGTCGCGCTGCCAGGATGGCGTCCATCCCTGCATACAGGTTGTATTCAGGGTGGCCCAGGTCGACCTTTTCCCAGATCTTTGCCTTGGTTGTTTTGTGCTCGCGGGCGAGTTTGGTCATCAGGCCCTTGACGTTCTCGGCCACGTCAGCGTCAATGAACTGCGCGGTCAGCTCCTCCAACGAGGAGCCGAACCCGCCCTTGTCCGCCGGCCGAGGGTCAATGAGCTTGGCGATAAGCTGAGTGTCTCGGACCTTCTTCCAGGATTCCTCCAGCGGGACCCCGAAATGGCGGTCAAAAACCTGGAGATCGAACATGCCGTTCTGAAGGAC